GTTAGGAAATTACTCTTGGGGCCTGACATGGGAAAGCCCACAGAAGTATTGGCAGGCATCTTATCAATAAAGCGCTTACCATCAATTCCACATACTACCTCCATGGGAGTCAATTTGCGAATATCATTTCGCAGATATTCCCTAGTCCTGACAAGTTCCTGTAAAGGCTCAATATAATCCATGACAGCTTTAACTATCAAGTGGCCTTCCATACCTGCACTAGGCTTACTAGAGTGTTCAAGAGAAGCTCGCCATGGCTTCCAAGCATGGAATTTGGGGCCGGCCCATTTTTGAGGAACTCCACAAACTTCCTCAATTGTCTCCGAAATGATAGTAGGTTCCACATCAGAATAATAGGATGCACGGCCATCAACTTGACCATAATACTCAACATGACTTCCTTGAGTCAAAAACTTAATAGGACTCTTCTCATGAATTTTAGGTCCATGATAAAATTGAACATCATAAATCTGAGTGGGCAAAGTACCTGCACTCGAAGATATCATAACACCAGGCACATCCCTAATATTTGCAACAGCAGTGTCAAAATCCTGCTTAGTTAAAATACCAGCTGCGCCATAAGTGGAACCAGCAATTCCCCCCAGATGAAATCCAATAATAGCAGGGGCCTTATTCTCGCTCACTAAGGTACCCATACACAATCCATTAAAAGTCTCAAATGGCAAATTGTAGGTATAACCTTGGAATTTGCTGACACCTGTGACCACAAACTCAGGGTCAGCCCTTGTTTGACCTCCGCGCAGTTTCCCCTCCTTGGTCTTATATACAAAAGTGACTGGACAGGATGGAACACTACCCAAAGGTAAAAACTTGGATAAATCTCTCCAACTCCCTCCATTAGGGACCCACACAACACACAAGTCTGTATTGGGAATATGGTAGGAAGTTCTCTTTGAAAGATAAGCGTGAAAAACAGATCCAGTTTTGGATTCGTCGTACTTAAGGAACTTAGCTTTAACTTCGTCTGCAGCCCACATATGCTGCGGAATAACAGCAACGTTAGAACAAACGAAAAAAGCATTACAATGTCGTGCCTTACCATCATATTGAATCTCAATTGCACACAAGTTTTTAAAAACCAATCTTGCCAGTTCATTTGGTACAACGCTCCTACTTTCACGAGAAACTGGTAATTCATTGATTACAGCAGTCATCCAAGGATTTTGTTCAGCATCGCGTTCACTAATTTCTTGTTCGCTAACCGGATTTAAATTTCCCTGTTCTGTTATACGCCGGTATAACTTCCAAGATTGAATTACCCTATACAAGCAACCTAATACGAAGCAAGAGCCCGCTATATAATGAAAATGCTCATCCCTTACTCTTTTGAAAACAACTGGCATAGTATTTCGAGTATCTCTCAATTTAACAAATAGGGAGTGTCTCTTGTACAAAATACCCAAACCTAATATGAGAGAAGCACCTGCAAAGCACAAGAACGACACTATGGGATAAAACCAAAATGTTATCGAAAATATGCAAAGAACTAACTTCATATAATAGAAAGAGGTACAGAAAGTCTCAATAAATTGCTTGCGATAATGAAAAGCGACAATATACTGGAAAAAACGCGTCTGAAAGAAACTATCCGGAATATAATTGAGATAATTGAACCAAACGGAGTCCAATTGAATCAATTCAGAAATATATTCCTTCGCCTGTGTGCAACTATCAGTAAAACCTGCTTGCTGACAATTGCACATAGTACCAGGTCTTGAGCATAACTTGCAAAATTGGAGTTTAATGTCCAAATCAGTATTATTTGCAACAACCATTTTCTGATTAGCAAAGTGTGTCTTTGATTTATCCAATAAGAAGTCTAAGGCCTGGAAAATGGATGCAGATTTCATAATAACCGTAGTAGAAACTTGTGAATCGTCACACGGAATAGATACATCTATCTCCCATACATCTGGCAATGGACAATCTTCACCAAATTTCTCCAAAACCTTTGCAGGATCAAGTAAAGTTTCGCCTCGAACTCGGTATTCCTCCTTTACACGAACCTCCAAATGAACAGGTGCTCTGCGTACAATGGAAAAATACTTATTGGAATACAACTTAGCAATAGATTGTAAAAGAAGATTACTATTCAATACAACACACTTGGGTTCAACTGAAATCTTCCCCTTCAAATCTAGTTCAGCCATATTTGCATACGCTGGAATATTATTAACTATCTCAATGATCTTGGAGCAGGGAGATTTTTCAACAAATTGTGCCACAGTATTTCCCAAATCATCAATAAATATACCATT